ACGGCCCTCTGCGGCGATTCTCGCCTCGAAAAGGAGCAGGGAGCGGTCCCCATGATGGTCGAGCAGGGCCTGAATGCCCTGCGCCCGTATGGCGTCCCCTCTTCGGCTCAGGGCGAGATCCGGTTCGAGGTGGAGGGCCTCTCGGTCCCCTTTATCGGGTTTTATGACTTTGAGTGGAATGATGGAAAGGTCCTCATCGACCTGAAGACTACGCATGCATTGCCGAGTCAAATCAACAATGCCCATGCGCGCCAACTGGCCCTGTATCATGCTGCCCGTGGCGGGAATTCGGATGCGCAAATTGCATACGTGACGCCAAAGAAATATGCCGTGTACCGCCTCGAGAATCCTGCGGATCACGTCAAAGCGTTATCGAAGATTGGCTTATCCATCCAAAAGTTTTTGTCGATCACGAAGGACCCTGATGAATTGGCATCGCTTGTGGTGCCTGATGTCGACAGTTTTTATTTTGCCGATCCGTTGACGCGCAAAGCTGCGTTCGACGTATGGGGCGTGTAGGTTTCTGCATAAGCAGAGAAGCAAGCTGCGGGCTATATCGCGGCATATTGTAAGAGGTACTTGAAATGGCACTTGGTTTTAACTTTTCTGAAGGTGGTTCTGGCGGCGAGATCATTCCGATCATCAAGTTTGATTGTCGGTCGGGCCGCATGTTCCGCCGAGACCGTGTCAACGGCGAAGACAACGTCGTCGACATCAGCCGGACTTTCAAAGCTGTTTTTGACTTTGAGAATATCGAAGTCGGATACATCAACTTTGATACCGGCACCGCCCCTGACTTTCAGGTTGTACGCTTCGGCGAGAAGCAGCCTGACCGTCCAAGCGAGAAGCACAAGCCGGGCGTGCGCCTACTTGTGAAGCTCACGAAGGAACTGGGCGGAGACCTTCGCGAACTTGCATCCACCGCTCGAGCCTTCCTGCGTGGCATTGATGAACTGCATACGGCATACGCCGCTGGTGCAGCCGCCAATGCTGGAAAGCTCCCTGTAGTCGTCCTGAAAGATACTGTGGCGATCACTACGGGCGAAGGGGCTCGCAAGTCGACGAATTATTCGCCGGTCTTTGAGATTGTGGGCTGGGTTGCGCGTCCTGCGGATCTAGTATACAAGCCAAAGAATTCTTACTCGGCACCAGCGCCTCAGCAGCCCAGTGGGCCGCCGACAACTGGATCAACTCAGGTCTCAGCGCCAGCCCCCGTAACTGACGCAGAGGACTTCGGATAACAGGTCAGGGTGGGGCGGAGAGGGGCCGCCCCTTCCCTATAAGGAAAATCATGAGGTTCATACTCACACTTAACATGCCCTCAAAAGCGGGCAACTCAGTCCATCAAATCATGGGGGATCACCCTGCGAATACTTTGGAAGAGTTGGCTACCGTTTTAATTGATGATGGCTTGATCGTTCTTGATGAAATCTACAAGGATAACAACTCGGGGACTTACTACAGCGTTGGCCCGATTATTATCACTGCTCACGTTATTGGAAAAGTAAAAGTAGCTACCAAATGAATCACAAAAAAGTATTGGAAGAAGCGCTCAAAATTGTCGATGAGCGCGGCGAAGATTACGGGACAGTGGCGGAAAACTTCGCCGGAATCGCCGCTATCTTTTCAAAGGCGACAACGAAGACTCTCACCCCAAATGAGATTGCCATCCTATTTGCGGCAACAAAGCTCTCGAGGATGAAGGAGTCACCCAAAAAGCTCGACCACTATGTCGACGCCATCAACTACTTGGCGTTTGCCGCTGAGCTTGCATCGTCCGAGCCACCGCTCGATGAATCCGAAGAATCCGACTTTGCCTGAGACTCTTCAGCTTTTTTAATTAATTCTGCAGAGCCTACCATAACGTCAGAAGCTCTTTTCCCCCAACCTTTGCCAAACGTCTCAAACGTTTGTAGCTGCCTATAAAAATTCATTCGGGCACTAAAGTAATCGCCCACAATCTTTTTAGGGGGCGCTTCCAAAACAGCTTTCATCGTCATGGGTCCAAAGATGCCATCATCTTTGACGCCCACGGACCTTTGCAAAGTAATGATTGATCGGCGCGGGCCTGCATTGACTCCAAAATCAAAGACCGAATAGTCCACGCCTGAAGGGAGTTCATCGCAGCGACATTTGTCCCAGTACATGACTTTGTAAAACTCACGAACAAGTTCAGCCGTAAGGCCGCGCATTTCCTGCTCGGTGACTTCTCTTTTGACCCAAGTTTCCCAAGAGCGTTTGGTGACGCCGAGGTTGGTCATGCCGCCCGGGTCCTTGGGGTGATTTACATATCCCCCCTCGTGCTTCAATACTTGCTGGAAGCAGTACTCGAAATTCTCTTTCACTTTTTTAGAATCTCCGCAACAGTCGGCAATACTTTTTCTGCGCTTCTACCAATGACATACCCGCCGAGACCAAGCTGGACGATATCCCAAAGGGCTAAATATTCTGCCTGCGAAATATTTGGAGCTGCCCAGCCAAACCATCTCGCAACAATAAGCCCGACAAATGTCAGCATGGTAAGTGGCCGCCAATTTGAGGCGAGCCAGTGAGTTGAAGCGGCTTCTGTTTTAATAATTTCAGCAGCCCCTTTCCTCAACTCAGTTTGCGCTGCAAGCTCCGCAAGGGCGCCACTTTGCTGCATTTTGAGTAGTTCAAGCTTAGCCTGATCGCGTTGAGCCGGATCTGGCCAAAGCCTGTCAATAATTTTTGAACCAATGTCGAGCGCTGCTGATACAGGATCAAATGCCATGATTAAACTCTCCAGAAAGCAAATCTTACAAAACAGTCTCCGCCTTTTTGACCGTATGAATTATATCCCCCCGCTCCTCCGCCACCAACAATAGGATAAGTCCATGTTGCTCCAAGATATTCTCCGTACAAATACCCTCCCCGTGATGCTCCTAGCAAGGAACCGGTATTCTCGCCACCTTCGCCAAATCCCCATGCGTTAGTAAATCCAGAATTTCCTGTTGTAAGAGTAGAATTGAGATATACGGTTCCGCTTCCTGAGGTGCCTCCTCCTAAGCCATGAGTTCCTGACGCGAGCCCTCCGTTACCGCCATCTGCTGTCATACTATTTCCGGTCCAACTTACCGTAAATGATCCGCCATTAGCGCCATCTCCGCTGGTTGTGATGCCGTTTTCATTTCCAAAAGACCAATTAAACGTATCAAATTCATTGACTGCAAAACCACTAGATTGCGTTAGAATTGCGCCTCCAGCACCTCCGGCTCCGGCTGCAGAATTTGATGCTGAGGCTCCGCCAGCGCCGCCCTGTCCTACCATTAGAATTCGGCAACGATTAGCTCCATATGGAACTTGAACAGTTCCGCTCGTGCCAGATGGGTATAAAACAGGCTCATAAAAACCACTAGAGCTAAAAAATGAACTGGTACTGCCAATAAATGAAAGATAGGGGTAATTCCCCGGGCTAAAAAAAACAAGCTGCCAAAATGTTGTGTCAAGTGGGGGATTAAACTGCCCCGGCTTAACATAAAATTGTTCAATAGCCGTCCATGAACCGGCGCGTTTTACGTAAACTTCGGTAGCGGTTTCCCAGTTTCCAGAAACTTTGACAAAGGTTGTCATGGCTATGACCAGTCAACGTATAGGACAGGCGTGACGCCAAAATGCCCATCAGATCCATTGAATCCGCCCGGTCCCCCTCCGCCCGGGAACGTTGGCGCAACATACGGATTAACTTGACCGCCAAGACCCCCACCGACACCGCCAGCATTGCCGCCAGATCCACTTGCAGGCTGAACCGCAGAGGGGAACCCGTTGTTGGGATTGGTAGGATCATCGATGACCCCTCCGCCGGGCCCATCAACAGAAATAAATCCTCCCTCGCCGCCCGAAGCAAAAAAGAAAAAGTCAGGGGCTGGCAAATTACTCACATTTGCTTGATCGCCTAATTCGCCATTTTGGTCAAAAAGTTCAACATAATTATATGGGTTAGGATCTGAATTACTGCCCGGCGCTGTTTGTCCGCCAATGTAAAAATCAAAAAAGTCACTAGAGGTTACAGCGTATGGGCCTTGCTCGTTGTATTGACCGCCGCCGCCAGATCCAGCAACTGAAGTACCTCCTTCAGTTAAAAACTTTGCCCCTCCAGACCCGCCACCGCCCCATGCCCTTAGGGTCATTGAGGTGGCTCCGCAAGGGACATAAAAAGTTCCGAATATCCCAAATTCTTTTGGAGTTCTATTGGGCTCGTAAAAAGTTTGAGTAAAAGGAGAAAATCCGCCCGGCTGCCAAAATATACGCCATGCGCCATCGACGCGATGCCAGCCCTCGGTAATAGTCGTCCATACACCGCTGATCTTTACTGAAACGGTGGTGACTTGCTCCCAATTACCGGCGACTTTGACATAAATTTCGCACATCAGTATCTCAGCCAGATATCGCCGTCATTTCCGCCAGATGGAGCAGCCGTGGAAGCTGTAACCTTGGCGCTGGCAAAAGCTCCATCCCAGTTCAAATAATCGGAAGGCGGTGTACCGCCTCCAGTAGAGGCAATTGTGATGGCCCCATCGCCGTTGGTGATGGTCACGTTTGAGCCTGCGGTGAGCGTGGCTTTAGTCAGGCCACCGCTGGCGTTACCGATCAAAAGTTGGCCGTTCGAGTAAGTTGTTTCGCCCGTACCGCCGTTTGCTTCAACCAGCGTACCACCCAAAGTAATGATGCCCGTTGTTGCCGTAGCAGGCGTGAGGCCCGTAGTGCCGCCCGAGAATGAATCGACTGCACCACCGCCACCGCCGCCGCTTTGAACGACCCAAGATAGCGTCCCCGCGCCGTCTGTCGCTAAAACATAGCCAGACGTCCCGTCAGAGGCTGGCCATGTATAGACCGTCCCATCAGACACCGAAGCAGGGATGAGGCCCACAAAGCCGCTAGAGGCGCCTACCAAGGTGAGGCCTCGAGTGCCGAGGTATGTCCCGTCAAAAGTCAGGTTTGCAGAGCCTGCCAGCACCCCGTTGTCGTTGTACTGGACCATCGTGTCGCTACCGCCCGGCAGCGAATTCGTCGACGCAAAGTCGATATTGGTGCCGTCACTGATGACCTGCGTCCGATATCCTTGGCGAAGCAAAAGCGACGTGCCGCCGCCCGCCGAAGAAAAGGTAACTGTGAAAGCGCCTGTGGTGTTGTTGTAGATCGACCAGACGCCGCCGATACCAGAGGGCAATTCGTACACCACATTTGCGGTCAAGAGACCGGCGATGACGATATTCGGAGGGCGATACTGAGTTGAAGTCAAAGTAATTGTGCCGCTCGCTCCCACGGCATTGATATTCGTGATTCCGCCAAACGAAGTGTCGATGACGTCAAAGTCGGCATTGACTGGAGCGTCCCACGTATTTGCGTAGTCGCCTGAGCCCGGCTTTTCGATAGATTTGTTTGTCGTAAAAGTACTAGCCATGATCGCTCCTAAATCGCCTTGTCAGCTATCTCAAGTGCCTTTGCTACATGATCATCATGAACATCCAAAAAGTCTTGCGTGCTCGAGCTATTGTGCTTCTTTGCCGCCTCAGCCGCATTCATCAATTTACCAACAAGGCCGCCCACTGAGACGCCCACCTTGCCGCCCGTTGCTCGAGCCGTTCTACCGCCAGCCTGCATCGTGCGCTGCCCGAAAATCTTCCTGACATAGTCTTGCGTCTCTCGTGGCAAGAAGTTCAGGAAGGACTCGCCAGATTCCGCTGCATCCCTTAGGGCGCGCCTTACCGCAGCCGGTCCCGCATTATACGCAGCAGCAGCCTGCATGGGATCGCCGAAGCTGCGCAGTTGCTCTTCAAAGTACGCACGCCCTAAGGCGGCGTTGTACTCGGCATCATTTCGCAGTCTGTTCTCATCGTAAGGGAGACCAGCAAGACGGGCTGCCTCAGGAGCCGTAGTGGGCATCACTTGAGCAATGCCAAGCGCCCCAGCCGAGGAAGT